CTTTTCATAACCATTTTTTGTTTAATGGCATTTGTATATTCCGCAAGATCATCAAAACACTTATCTATAAAAGGTTCTATTCTACTACTAACAACTTTGTTTAAAAACTTTAACGTATCAGCTTTTGATTTATCTTTACACGTTGCTTGTACCAATTTGTCTAACGTAAGATAAATTGAATCTGTATCTGACGCAACAATATAATCAACCTTATCATGTGTCTTTAATATTTTATTCATATACTCATTTACATTCTTTTCAATAAATCTAATTACAAATTGACCAGATGAGGTAATAGCAGTTGCTTGTCTTACATCATAATATCTAAAGTATTGATTACCTATCGCACCATAAGCCGAGTTAAGAGCAATCTTCTTTGACCATTGTATATTATGACAACGAGATATTTCTTTTAATAAACTTTTATCTTTTGTCTTTTGATATTCTTGTTTTGCTTGAAACTCTAAAGTCTTAAATTTAACTCTATCGTTATACATACTTTCCATAAGCCTAGGTAAGAAACCTGGACTATCTGTTTTAAACATAGCACCATTTGGTGTAATACAGGCACCTTCAGTTTTTAAATGTGTCAACGGTGTCGCATGATTTAACAATTTATCAACTGAAATACCTGATGATTTTACACCAATGATTTTTTCTGGTGAGATATTATATTGCATAATTAAATGTGGATATAGTGAGTTAATATCAAATGATACAATCCAATTATGCATACCTGTGATTGGGTCTTTTACATAAGCGCCATCGTACTTGTCTTCTTTAATATTATCTTCTTTAGGAGGAATCATTATATTGTCTTTTTTCAAGTAATTGTAAATCAACATATCCCACATTCTTACTTGTGAAAATACATCTGTATAATTTACTTTAGCTTCATACGCCATAGTTAAGACTAGTTCAATTAGTTTTAGTTTATCTTCTAACCCATCGACAATTTCAACGTCTTGTATATTATAATCTATAAATGATTGAAAGTCTTTTGTATACCATTCTCTAAACGTATCATATGGCATTTCATCTTTACCCTTACCAAGTTCTACTTTACCAATATAATCAAGTTTATAACTTTCCTGTTTTGTTGGAATAAATTTTTGATATAGGTCCAGATAATCTAACATAGAGATACCAAATATATTGTAATGAGTTTGAGGTCTACCTCTTACAACAATGGTTTCTCTTTCAACTAAATTCCAAGGTGAAAATCTTTTTAATACCTTTTCATCTACTAGGTTTCTAATACGATTGAATAGATAAGGTATATCAAAAAATTTTGTATTCCAACCAGTAATTACATCTGGATAGTTCTTAATCCAGAATTTCATAAACTCCATAATCAAAGACTTTTCTGACTTACATCTTATATAAGTTATATCTGGTCTATCTGTTTTAAACTCACCTGTACCCCAGGTTATAATTTGTTTGTTAGATTGGTTTTTAACTGTGATTGCTAATAGTTCTTCTGTTGGATTTTCTATATCAGGAAAACCATTTTCAGCACTACATTCTATATCAACTGTAAATATTTTAATTTGGTCTTTATCAAAGTGCATATCTTCTGGATATTCATTTGCAATATATTGATATTGATAACGGTCCATACCATACAATGGTGAGTTATCTGTATTATAACTTTTTTTAAACTCTCTTGCTTTTGAAATACTACCAAATGTAATTGGTTTGAGATGTTGACCTTTTAGTGTTTTGAATTCTGTTTTATCTTGTGAAATACCATATAGTGTTGGTTGAAAGTCTATCTTATTTTTATATTCTTTACCCTCGTGGATACCACGAACAAGTAACTTACCTCTATGTTCAATAACGTTTTTATAAAAGTTCATAATTTATTATAACACTAAATCTTATGATTGTCAAGTAAATGTACAATCAAACCATCATGCTCTTTGCTTAATTGAATTTGACAGCCTAATCTGCTAAAGTTCGGATCATAGTTTTTTTCGTATTCAATAAGAGTGCCTTCAAAGCTGCTCTCATTCAATTTACCAATCTTACTTATCCAAGTTTTATCTATCTTAATGTGGCAAGTAGCACAAGCACAACACCCACCACAATCACCAGGAACCTCTGGAAGACTACCATAATCTCTAGCAGCTTCCATAATAGTTACACCTTCGTCAACTTGGACTGGAATGGTTTCCAGTCCTCGTTTGAAGTAAACCTTAATCATTATAACTTAGGTATTGAGTTTTCTGTAATTAATCCTGGTTTAGCAGATATAATTCTACTTGTATTTTGTTCATACGATTTTAGAATTTCATCTTTGGGATCTGTTATAAAAACAACTTTATCTTTACTAACAGTGACTGTATCACTTTTACCAAAAGCATTATACAATGACATCATCAATTGTATTGGTTGTCCTGGTGCTGATTGTTGTGGTATGATTACAAATGGTTTATGTAAACTTACACCTTGATCGTTTTCGCCTACTTTAGCAATTACATCTTCGCCTGTGGCGAGCCTTAATAACTTCACTTCTTGCATAATATCTCCTTAGTTGTTTATAATATAACACACATTGACTTAAATGTCAATGTTAATCTTTCTCAAAGCCAACTTTATCTTGTTTGCCCTCTTTTTCAACCGGTCTTAATCGTTTACTTAATACAAATGTTCTATTAGGGTTGACACTAATATTCATTTGACGCATTAAATCTCTATTGACTAATAAATCTGAACCTGATCTTGGTCTAGCGTCTAAACCAACTTCTATATCTTTGTAAGTAAATCCATTAAAAGTAATATCCATTAATATAGTTGGCCTTGTTTCCGATGGTTCTTCACCATCAGCATTTGCTCTATAAACTTTACTTGTACCATGTCTTGGTTTACTAAAAGTTTTACCATCATACTTCCATTTAATAGTTTTGCCTTCTTCTAAAATTTCATCTGCGTGTAAAGCACAAGCCTTTGATCCATTACCTGTATCAAACTTAACTCTTACTTTACCCACCTCATCTAAATCAACAGTTTCTAACCAACCACATTCAGCGGCTGCTTGTCTATCCCAATGACTTCTTTTTGATACCCAATCTATAATATCATACATTAATTCTTCGCCACCGATAGCTCCTGATGGTTCTGGTTCTGAATAATAATCTTTGTATTGATAACCTTCGTATTCGGCACCTGAGCCTGGACTACCATTGATTTCTAATACATAAGGTTTACCCTTGTAAATGATATGATCTACCCCTACAAGATACGCTTTAGAGACTCTAGCGGCCTTTAAAATGACTTCTTGTTCTTCTTCACTTAACTTATAAGGTTTAGGTTTAGCGCCTCTATGAGTGTTTGATCTAAACTCACCTTTAGCTGCTATTCTATTTGTTGACGCAAAGATTTTATTATCTACAACTAAAGTTCTTATATCGCCATCAACTTCCATATATTCTTGTATTAATATTTCTGCATCGTGTTTCCATAATGCTTGAATTGTAGAAACTAAACTGTCCATAGTTTCAATTTTAATAACACCAATACCTTGTGTACCAGTAAGTGTTTTTAGTATGATAGGAAATTTATTACCAATTAATTTTACAGCATCCTCTATGTTTTTTTCATTTGATACAAATGCTGTTCTTGGTGTTGGTATACCAAACTTCTCAAACAATAATGCTGTTGTTAATTTATTATCACAAGTCAGCATAGCTGATCGTGTGTTTAACATAAATGCTGATGAATTTTGAAAGGCTGATAGTAAAGATAATCCTGCTTCGTCTTCAATTGAGCCTGCTCTTGTGATACAAACTGTATCTTTACCTACAAATGTATGTTCAGAATCTTTACCATCATAATTATAGATAGTTAAAGTATTTTTATCTTCGTCTTTTCCTGTGATGATAGCATTTTTTGTATTGATAATAACACACTCAAAACCTTTTTTCTTACAAGCCTTTTCTATTAGACCTACAGTAAGTTCTTTTTTAGGTGTTTCACCAGCTTTTTGTTTTTTTACATTAGGATTAGATTTCGTAATAATAGCAACCGTAATAGGTTTATTTTTACGTTCTATATCTTGTTCTGTTATATATTCTCTAAATTTTGGAACCAACATTTATTCATTCTCTAATTTTACTTCTTCCTTATTCTCGTCAATCTTTTTTCCAATATTATATTTAGCTGATAGATTCCACTCTTTTTTTTCTTTAAAAGGTAATACTTTAATTTGAGATAATGGTGCTTTGTTTTCAGCTTGTGATCTTTCCACTATGTCTATTAAGTTCCAATCTTGTAAAAGAATTGATATTGTGTTTCTTCTTTGAATATCATTCTCTGTCAATGTTGCTTTCTTACCATCTAACGCAAATAATTCTTTAAAATGTGTTATGAAATATTTACCTTGTTTATGTAAGATATGACAAGATTGATATAATGTTTTATCTTTTCTACTAGCGACACCGATACGTGTCAATGTTTCTCTGATCTTTAGGAAGTCGTCTGGTTGTTTAATCGTAACCTCTAACATACTCTCTGGCGACCATTGTATTGTTTCTTCACTCATTTTGTTCTCCCACCTTTATTTAAGGAATCTTTTATAAATTCAATTTGTTCGTCTTTTAGTATGTTGAGAGCCTGTTTAGCTTTCTCATTACTGTATCCATAATACTCTTTTACATACTCTAAATTCTTCAATTTGGCTTGTGATAACCACTTGCCACCAAATCGCTTCTGTTTTCTAATACTATTTATGTAAAAGTGAAATTGTATTTTTTTGTCTAAAAAGTGATAGCCATTCATCTCATTTGCCTGAGCTATACAGTCATAATGCATTGATATACACTTATTAATAATGAAAGGAGGGTACTTCTTCTCCCAGGTTAAATCGTCTGTATCTAATAGGTTTTCTTTAGTGAAATTAATTGCGTTAAGATAATCTTTCAATTCATACATAATATAAACTTGACTTTCTATTTTCTTTTATTGTGTCTGCCCATATACCAATCGCCAGGTTCATAATCCCATCTTTTACCATGATGACCTCGTATATCAGCGTAAAACATTCTTAATTTTACTATCAACTTTCTAAATAATGTTCTCTTTGCCATTCTATTCTCTTATTTAAATTTACAACTTGCCATGATTTCTGTCAAACAAGCAATCATATTTATTTCCTGATCAGCGACAAACGCAGATTTATATTGGTATCCAGCAATAATTAATACAGATTGTGGTATAGATTTTGAATCTAAACTTGAATATAGAATTTCATATATTGTTCTAAACAAATGAGATGGTTCTTTATCAAGGTTTTGTATAACCCACTTTCTCATATCATTAAATCTTTTGTCTTTTAAAGACTTTACTAACTCTTTTGTATTGACTTCTGATAGACTAAACAATATACCACTATCTATCTTACCTCTTACAGAATATCTTTGTAGTTCGTTGATTGTTCTTCTAAAGTCTGGATAGTATTTTTGTATTAGTTCTGCCAATACTTTCTTATCAAACTCTATATCTTCCTCTTTTAAGACACTCTCAAGGCGATTTAAGAACGCTGTAGCAGTCTTTACACGTTGTCCATTAGTAATCTTAAAGTCTATTACTGTACAACGACTATGTAACGCTGGTATAATTTTATTCTTATAATTACAAGTAAATATAAATCTACAGTTCTTATAAAATGTTTCAATAAAATTTCTTAACGCAGGTTGTACTGATTCGGCATTCATGTAATCAGCCTCGTCTATGATTATGACTTTGTGATTAGCGTCTTCTGTTAAAGATACTGTTGAAGCAAAGTTCTTAATCTTACTTCTTACTGTATCAATTTGTCTACCTTCATCTGAACCATTTATGATAATATAATCACAATGTAATTCTTCACATAACGCTCTGGCGACTGTTGTCTTACCTGTACCAGCACTACCTGATAATAATAGATTAGGTATTTCTTTTTGTTTTAGAAATTGTGTAAATGTATTTTTAAGTTCTTCCGTTAAAATACAATCTTCAATTTGTTTTGGTCTGTACTTTTCGACCCATAAAAACTCTGACATAATATAAACCTCACTTTATTTCTTTTCTTCATCATATTTTACAGTGACATCATAGCCACCTTTTCTATCTGACCACCAATCATCTTCTCTATCATAATCGTGTTCACTTAAAAACTCCCAAAATTTATCATGTTCTTCGTCAGTAGGTTCTTTACCTTCTGCTTCTAAATCACTTCTAAACTCTTGTTCTTGGTGTGATATGATTTCTTTAAATCGTTGGACAGAACCAAACTCCTCAATGATTGCCTCGTCATCTACATTATATGTAAACTCAGAGGCAACGGAGTGCCATTCAGTTTTTTTAACTATCATTAAAACTCTGAATCAGGTTCTAATGCTATCCAATATTGAACTGCTTTGTTTCTATTAACAAAGTGTGAGATTTTTGCTTTTGAAATAGCAACATCATAATCATCTACAATTTGTTTGAAGTTTTCAGTTCTAAAGAAAGCTGTAAACTCTTTATCAGTTTCACCAACATTAACAGAATATGTATTTGAAGACTTATTCTTTTTGTCAGTAGCAACCATTGAGATACTGCCGCCTTTACCTACAACTGAAATGTCAGGTAGATTTAAGGTTGTTGCGCCTTTCATTAAATCTGTAAAGTCATTTTTCTTTAAAGTAAATGTAACATGCTTGTCTGGCATATTAATACCTTTACTTGGTGATACAATAACAGATTTATCAGCAAAGAAATATTTAATTCCTCTACTATTTCCTTTTGATATATTTACGTAACCACCACCATTAAACTTTAGTTCTGGTTTGTCAAATAACTCAACTGATCTTAAAAATTCAGGTAAGTCATAAATCGCAAATTCACTTTCAAACTTTTCTGATACTTCAGCTTCTGCCAAAATATTTTTCATAGTAGAAATAGTTTGTACTTTATTCCCTGGTTTAATCAATAGATTTTGATTAATGTCAGAGAAGTTTTTTAACACAGATAATGTGTCAGTCGATAGATTCATCTTTCACTCCTTTTTCATAATTTAATATAATATATAATATCATAGTTTAGTCTTATTGTCAATGTTATAACAGATCATCACCATTTTTAGATAGTAGATATGCTAATACTTTTTCTGGAGAAGATTCTCCATACGGATCAGAAACACAGTTGTCTTCTTTACCTGGTTCTTCAAACATCTTTTCAACTACACCGTTATCAATAATA